GCGCAGGTGTTAATTTTGGTCGTACACTAGAATTAATGGCACGATTTAATGGTGATACTGCGGAATTTGGTTCTCCAGATGGTGGTGTAAACTTCCCAAATAATCCAGAAGGTGGTGGTTCAGGTATCTTTATTGATAACCTTAATGCTGCTTCAGATAACGCAACACAGTTCTGGGAAAACGGTGGAACACTAGTTAAGAAGCCAGAAAGTATCGCAGTAACTTTAGATGGTAATGATACTATCACAGGTGATACAGCATCAGAATATGATTTATATTATGATAGAACAATTAGTACAAGCATAACAGATTTTGTACTTACAAATGCTACTAGCAAGATAACTAGTGCAACTACACAATTACCAGCAAATGCTGAAATTATAGTTGGAAAATATATACGTGTAGACAGTTTAACGGGTGCCGACGCACCAATGAATGGTACATATCAAATTACTGCCATTACTACATCTGGTGAAGATTGGACTGTAGTACGTTATGATAATGCTGTTATTGTTGATGTAACAACAACTACAGTTAATGTTGATCAAAATTGTATTGATACTCCAGATGGACTTATTGTACATACTAATGTTAGTGTGGCAACATCGGCTGATGTGTCATTTACATCAGCTGACACAATTACTTCAGCGGGATCCGAATTTGGAATATTCTCAGTAGGAGATAGAATTGAAGTAGAAGATTCTACTGGTGGATTAAATGATGGGTATTGGGAAATACTAACAGCTTCCGCAACTACATTAACAGTTAGTCCAGAGCGTATTAGTCCAGGTACTATTACTACACAAGGTACAGGACCTACAGTTATAATCACTACACTATTCTCAGGAGATTTCCAAGCAGATGTCGTGGCTAATTATGCCTTTGATGATAATGTACAAGGTGGACGTACTGTATCAACTGATACATATGTAAAAGCTAAAGCTATTGGTCAAGCAAGTGCTCAGTATATACCTAGTCCTGTTTCAATTATTGCATCAGGTACTCCGGTAACTATACCACTATTCGCTGCTACTGAACGTAACGTAACGTAATGGAATGTGGTGATTGTACTCTTTGTTGCACGTTATTAAATGTACCATGGATGGATAAGCCGGCAGGTATAACTTGTAAGTTTTGTGATAAAGGTTGTACAATCTATGATACTAAAGATAAACGATGTTCTGAATTTAAATGTGCTTACAATCAAATGAAAATTGTTTCAGAGAAGATGCGTCCAGATAACTGTGGTGTAATCTTTGAAAGATTAGAAGATGATTTAATGTTTGGTACAATAAATCCAGAACATAAAGATTTTTCATTTATAAATGGACAAATACAAACATTTTTAAATGAAGGTATTAATGTTGTACTTTCTAAAAATGGGCAACCAATAACTTATCACTTAGATAACGTAAAACCTGAAGACTTACTAAGTCGCGTATATAAAATAGCAGAGGGGAAAAAATGGCAGTAGCAGCATATGACAGTGATTTAACAGCTGCTAACAGTGGTTTAGTAGATGAGGCTCTCACCGCAGGTAACTGGGATGAATCTTCTGTTTCTGCATGGGCTGATGGAGGTACTGAAACAGCCGAGGCTAATTTTTATATTCAAGGTACAGATTGTATTTCTGCACAATTTACGAAAACAGGTGTTGGTACACTTATTAATGATGTTAATCAGTTTGCAGGTGCTTTTACTGTTGATACTGATGGTGCTATTTTAATCTGGGGATTTTGGGCCTCACCAGCTTCATTAGCAACTTATGCAAATGGTGGTATTCGTACAATAGTAGGTAATACACTTGGTGATTTCTACGCGTTTAAAGCCAGTGGATCAGATTTTGAACCAAACCCTTTTGGAGGTTGGTATAATTATGCTGTAGATCCTAACACGGCAACAGCAGATACAACAGTCGGTACCCCAGATGATACTTGGAGTCATGTTGGTATAGCTATAAATGCAACAGCACAATCAAGAGGTAATCCTTTTGCAGTAGATTCTATTCGCGTTGGTAGATGCACAATGGAAGTTACTGAGGGGCAAGCTGGAGATTATGGTACTTTTATTGGTATGGCATCTTTTGATGATAGTTCTGGACAAAGATTTGGAGTTTTTCAAAGTGTAATTGGTGGGTATCGTTGGCAAGGATTAATGTCACTAGGATTAACCGGAACATTAGTTGATTTCAGAGACTCTAATGCAAATATTGTTGTAGCTAATACACCATCAGTTGCAGCTGGATTTAATAAAATAGAGATTCATAATACTAGTTCTAATGTAGAATGGACTTCAATTAATATTAATGCATATGGTGTAAATGATATTATTGCAGCTACAAATAGCAGAGGAAATTTTGAAGTTGTAGATAATGCAACACTTTTATTTAATACTTGTTCTTTTACAGATATGGGTACTTTTATATTTAACGATGGTACAAACTCTAATGTAATAAATGGAACAACATTTAGAAGATGTGATAAATTAACAACAGGTGGTGCAACAATAGATGGTTGTATAATAGATAGTTCATTTAATGCAACTATTGCAGTTACTACAGCAAGTCCATCTGATGCAGCAAAAATAAGTAATACAGAATTTATAAGTACTGGTACTGGTAATGGATTAGAAATTACAGGTACTGCAGCAAATATAACACTATCTGGATTAGACTTTACAGGATATTCTCCTACAGTTGATGCAGATAAAGCAATTTATGTAAATATAGCTACTGGTTCAATGACAATTAATATATCAGGTGGCTCAGGTGTTACAGCATCAAGTCATGTAAGAACAGCAGGAGCTATAGTCACAGTATCTGCTGATGTAACAGTAACATTTACAGGTATGAAAGATAATACTGAAGTACGTATATATAAAACATCTGATGATTCAGCAATTGCGGGAATAGAAGAAGCTACAGCCGGTACAACAAATGACAGAAGTTTTTCTTGGTCGGCGCCTGCAACAACAGATACGTATTACGTAATACATCATTGGTCAGGTACAGAACCTTTTTATAAAACAATAAGAAAGGAGGGTTATATTGTACCGTCTACTGATACTTCAGTAGGTATTAATCAATTAATAAATAGGAACGCAAGCTAATGGCTATTGATATTAATGGTGAAACTTTAATTATTACACTAGATCCTGTAGTTAATGGGGTACTTGATGTAGATGTTGGAAAAAACTTATATACAGCATGGAAGACTTGGGTTAAACAAGGTAACATGCGGTATCCCGCAGCATTTCGTACAACTGGTGGAGATGAATTAACATCTATTATAGATGCCGGTGCTTATTACTTTTTACGTAATGATTATGGGTGGAGAATAAGAGCATATGAAAATGATGGTACATACTATACAGTTGGTAATTTAGCTGTACAAGATACAAGATTACCAGCATTTATACCAACTATAGGTGGATATACAGCAGCTATTTTAGGCCTACAACCAGTAACACAAGGTGTATCTGCAACACTAACTAATAATGTTGCGTTTGCTGCATTTGGTGGTGGAGTCTCAATAGACATTAATAGTCCATATGATATAACTACAGAAGGTGCAGGTAATTTAGAATTTCCTGTTAATAATTTTCAAGATGCGGATACAATAGCAGCTAGTAATGGGTTTAGAAAGTTTTTTGTGTTATCAAATGCATCATTAATAGGAGCATCATTAGATTTTTCTGATGGACATAAATTTATTGGATTCTCACCTGTTAGTGTAGCACTAACTATAGATACTTCAATATCTATTCAGAACTGCGAATTTATTGATTTATATATTACTGGAGTACTTGATGGAAATTCAGTAATTAGAGAAAGTGTACTTGGTACCCTTAACTACGTAAATGGTTTTATATATAATTGTACATTAGGTTCAAAAATAACTTTAGGTGGTAATGCAAATGCATCTATAAAAGGTTGCTGGCAAGAAAAACAATCAGTAGTACCTGAAATAGATATGGGTGGTGTAGGACAACAACTATCAATGCCAGATTATCACGGAGAAGTATTAATTAGTAACTGTACTGGTATAGGAACTAGTTATATTTCTGGTGTTGGAAAAGTAACTATTGACTCATCAATTATAAGTGGAACATTTATAATATATGGAGGTATGTCTATAGAGCATACTCAAACAGGTTCTGAAGTTGTAATAGATAGAACAACTTCAGCTGAAACATGGAGAGAACCAAAAGCATTAACAGTAGGAAAATATTTAGGATTGAAATAAGTAAATGACAGGAAGTTTTTTGTAATAAAATAATAAGTAAAGAGGTATTAAACTAAATGTCTGAAGAAACAGAACTAAGTAAAGAAGTATGGCATAAAACAAAAGGTATATCAATAACTGTAATAGTTTTATTAACCCTTAATATAATCTCTACAGTATGGTGGGCAGCTACATTAACAGGTGATGTTAGTAAGTTGAAAGATACATCTAAAGAATATAGTATAGTTGTACCAGAATTAACTGAAAGAGTTATTCGCATGGAAGCAGTAACATATGAGTATCAAAAGGTACTTAATAGGCTTGTCTCTATAATAGATAAAATAGAACAAAATGTTTATCGAATAGATAGAGAACAAGCTAAAAGGTCAAATAGTATACATATACATAAAAGGAAGTAATTAAAATGGATTTAAAACGTGATGAAATAAAATATGTAAGGGATATATCAAAGAGTGCATATAAGAAAGCAAATGCTTGTTATATATGTGACGCTGATGAAGATTTACAATTTCATCATTTTTACACAATGACATTATTATGGGCGAAATGGAAACGTAGTTCCAATATAGTTATTAATAGTGTTGATGATATTTTAGAACATCGAGATACTTTTAAAGAAGATCATCACGATGAAATCTATAATAAAACTATAACTTTATGTAAGTCCTGCCATATGGGTAGACTACATAAAGTTTATGGGAAAACACCCACATTAATTACTGCTGAAAAGCAAGTAAGATGGTGTGATAAACAAAAGCAAAAACATCAGGAGAAATTAGAAAATGATAAACTTATCGTTATGAAAGATAAAGTTTCAGTAGAAGCAACAGCAGCAGTTCTTGTTGGGGCAACAAACATTACTGCAACAACAACTAATTCATTACCAGTATATGATGAAAATGGTGATCTTTTAGGGTACATCGCATTATTTGATACAGCAACATTATTATAATAGGGAAGAATTAAAATGGGTATGAGAAATTGGCTTACAGAAAAGTTCAATCCAGCTCAGCCTGAAATACGTGATGATTATGGTGAAAACCAAGCCCCTGCAAAGGAGCATTATAATAATCAGAAGGCTTATAATACAGTTGGAACAGTTAGTAGAGGTGTTGATATAATAGTTGATGCAGCTTCTGACGTTAAGGTTGACGTAGGAGAAATACAAGATTGGTTCACTTCGGAACAACGTATCCGTAAGAAAAAACTAACTCAACTACTTACGTTTAGACCTAATCCGTATCATAATGCAGATGTATTCTTTAGGAATATATACATGGATTTAATACTGGAGGGTGATGCATTTATATACTTTGACGGTGTATATTTATATAATTTACCAGCATTAAAGACGGAAATTATTACGGATACAAAAACATATATAAAAGGATATAAATATGGAAACACTTCATTCAAACCCAATGAAGTTATACATATAAAAGAAAATTCAGGGGATTCTATCTATCAAGGTAAATCTAGACTGGATGCAGCTAAAAGCAATATTAACCTATTAATGAGTATGAATGATTTTCAAAAGAACTTTTTTGACAACTCGGCTATACCTGGCATAATCTTAAAAACACCTAATCCTTTATCGGAGAGAGTAAAAGATAGAATGGTACACCAATGGATGTCAAAATATAATCCACGAAGGGGTGGGAAAAGACCCTTAATATTAGATGGAGACTTTTCAGTAGAATCATTATCAAAATATAACTTTAAAGAGTTGGATTTCGCGGAAAGTATAAAGGTACAAGAGTACTCAATACTTAAAGCTTTAGGAGTTCCACCCTTATTACTTGATTCAGGAAATAATGCAAACATTAATCCAAATTTAAGAATGTTCTATATAAACACAGTAATGCCTTTAGTAACTAAAGTTGTTCAAGGTTTAGAATTTTTCTTTGGTTATGATATTAAACCCATAGCACAGGATGTATTAGCATTACGACCAGAACTTAGAGATTCTGCAAATTACTTTAGTACTTTAGTTAATGCAGGTATACTTACAAGAAACGAAGTACGTGAAGAATTAAGATATGATGCGTCAGATACTGACTTTGCAGATGATCTTATACTACCAGCTAATGTAGCCGGTAGCAATTATGATTCAACAGAAGGAGGAAAACCTCCAAAAGAGGAACCTAAGAATGAAGATGAATAAAGAAATGCAGCTAAACGCTATTTTTAAAGTTAAAGCTGTCAGTGACGATAAAGAATCCGTAACTATTGAAGGATTCGCAAATACTACTAACAAAGATAGAGTTGGTGATGTGATTTTAGAAGAAGCTTGGACTAAGGGTGGGATGGATAATTATCTACAAAACCCTATCGTACTAGCTTTTCATAATCATGAACGCCCTATTGGAGAAGTAGTTGAGTATAGTATAAATAATGATGGATTACGAGTTGTAGCAGAAATCAGCAAAGCTGCTGGTGATGTTTATAACTTAGTGAAAGAGGGAGTGCTTAAAGCGTTTTCCGTAGGGTTTAGAGTCAAAGATGCCGATTACGACTCTGATACTGATATCTTTGTAATTAAAGATTTAGAACTTTACGAATTATCTGTGGTAAGTATTCCAGCAAATGCCGAATCTATATTTTCTGTTAAGAAGTCGTTTAAAGACGAAGAAGAGTATGATGAATTTAAAAGTTCATTTAATAATAAAAAACTGGAGCCTACTAAAGTAGTAGCCCCCGTTATTGAAGGAGAAAAAACTGTGGATAAAGATACAATTTCTTTAACACCTGAACAGGTTAAAAAATTACAAGACGAGGCAATTGCTAAAGCATTCGCTAAAAAAGAAGCTGATGACGCTAGAAAAGCAGAAATTGCTACTATTGCAGCAGAAGCTGGCACATCTGGTGCAGAACGTCTAATTAAAGAGTTAGAAGATAGACTTAAAGATGACAATAATACTATTGCTGAATCTGTAAAGAGTCTTCAAACTGAACTTAAAGAGAAGCAAGAAGAAATCTTAGCTTTAAATAATAGCAAAATGCAGTTTATGGACAAACGTTCAAATACTAAAGTTGCTCAAGACGAAATTGATAAGTTTGTATTAACTTCTAAAATCATGAATAAGTCTATTGAAGAATTATCTTCATATAAATCTTATTTAGAGAAAGCTGGTGATCACTTAGGTGGAATGACTACACCAGATGATTGGGAAACTTTATTCTCAACTAACTTATATCAAGATATGCAGGATAAGCTAGTATTAGAGCCTTTGTTTACTAATAAAGTAACAATGTCATCTAGAACTTTAGTGTTCCCATATAATCCAGAAGCAGGACATGCATCTTGGGTTGCTGATTCAGCATATAAATCAACTGATGGTACTTCAACTGGTGTTGCTCGTACACATACTCCAGCAGATAGCCTATTAAAAGCTGAGAAATTAGCTTCTAAAGAATATTTAGGATATGAAGAAGAAGAAGATTCAATTATCGCAATTGCACCAATCGTACGTAACGCTATCGTTCGTAGAATGGCTCGCACAACTGATACTGAATTACTTCGTGGTAACGCTGGTGTTGAAACTATCGCTGGTCAAACAGGTTTAGCTTTAATTACAGGTGTTGGTACTTTTGCTACTGATAACTCAGCTAGTGTAACTCAAGCAGGTGCTTATGGTCCCGCTAATCCAGTTACAGTTGCAGATTTACAAGATACACGTAGACAGATGGGTCCATATGGATTAAACCCTTCAGATGTTGTTTATCTTGTAAATGAAAGCGTTTATTATGATCTTCTAGAAGATTCTGATTTCCGTACAATGGATTTAGTAGGTTCTAATGCTACTATTCTACGTGGTCAAATCGGTACAGTTAATGGTTCTCCAGTAATTGTTTCTGACACATTTGATACTCCAGCTATTGACGCAGTTGCGGCAGTTGCTTTAAATGCTTCTAACTACCTATTTGGTGAGTTACGTGGTATGAGAGTAGAGCGTGATGTTAACATCGAAGATCAAAAGAATATATTAGTTGCAACTCGTAGATTTGCATTTAATGAATTAATTCCAGGTGCTAAAAGTTCATCTGCATTACTTTACCCAGCATCATAAGCAATAAAAGATATAGTGAACCTTCTTAGGTTTACTTTTGAGCTGCTAAATTTGGCTTAGGCAGGGGGATTATCCCCTGCCCTTTTTAAGGATAACAATGTCAATATT